AGCAAGCCTTCCCGATGTTGCAATACATGGATGAACTGCGCGAGAACCGCACAGGTATTTCCAAGGCCGCATCTGGCCTCGATGCAAACGCGCTTCAGTCTTCGACCCGCGCTGCTGTTGCAGCTACGATTACCGCAGCGGCGCAACACATCGAACTTATCTGCCGCATCTTTGCCGAGACAGGCATGAAGGGTCTGTTCCGCAAGTCGATGCAGCTTATCACCAAGAACCAAGACGCGCCGCGCATGGTGCGTCTGCGCAACACGTTCGTTCCGATTGACCCACGGGTATGGGACGCGAACATGGATGTTGTTGTCAACGTCGCTATCGGCACTGGCAGCAACGAAGAGAAGATGGCGTTCTTGGGTCAAGTCGCAGCCAAGCAAGAGATGTTGATGCAGACGGGCGCGCCGTTGGTTGACATGCAGGGCTACTACAATACGCTGGCCCAGATGATGGCGCTGGCTGGATACAAAGACCCAACTGTATTCTTCAAAGACCCAGCCATGATGCCGCCCCCGCCACCGCCTGCACCACCGCAGCCGACACCAGAAGAGATGCTGTCCCAGGTTCAGATGGAAGCAATTCGTGCGGACATCCAGAAGAAGGCAGCGGAACTTGAGTTGCAGCGCGAAGAGATGCTGCGCAAGGACGACCGTGAGCGCGACAAACTTGACGCCGACCTAATGATTAAGGCAGCGGAACTTGAAGCCAAGTACGGAGCGCCGGTCAACACGGCTGGCATTGAAGCCATGATGCTGCGCGACCGTGAGTTAGTTCGTCAGCAAAACGAAATGGATCGTGCAGCGACGCAAGCCGCTCAAGCCGTGCAGAACGCGCAGATGGCACAGGCAGTTCAGCAAGCACAGATGCCAACTGAAATGCCGATGCAACCCGAAATGCCGCCAGAAGGTATGATGTAATGGCTATAGATTATAATGGTAATAATCCGATGTCGCTTGCGCAGCTTGCGGCAATAGTACCACCCGGACGCGACCCGTCGCAGCGGGAGCAGATTATTGCTTCGCAGAACCTAGCGCCAACGCCATATTCGATAAACAACTTTCTTGAATTTGGAAACGGCCAGGGAGTAGCCGGGGGCGCTCCTACGACGACGGGGCTGTATGCGGGTCACAACTACACACTGGTTGACAACAAGACTGGCACAATCCTTGCCCAAGGTAACACGCCTGAAGCAATCCAGCAGATACAGGATATCGCCAATAATCTAAGTGCTACGCAAGGCCAAAATGCTGATTGGCGTCTGTATGACGCGAACCCGCAATCCGGCGTCACGAATATGCACGAGAAGATGCCGGGTGCGTACTTAGACCTTTCCACTCCCGGCGATCCGCGCGGGGTTGTTGTTGCGGGCAACATGCCGAACGATTTATTCAAAGATAAAATTTTACCGGCGCTCACTCCGATAGCCCTTGCGGCTGCTGCGTATTTCGGCGGTGGTGCGCTCCTCGGTCAACTTGGCGGCGCTACAACTACCGCCGGTATAGGCGCGGGTGCTACCGGCGGCGCTGTGGCTGGTGGTGCTGCGGCGCTGCCCGCAGTTGCAGCAATACCCGCCGCTACGGCAACTTCCGCTCTAGCCCCAATCGTTGTTACGGGGGCTACGGGCTTGACCGCCGCGCAAACCGCTGCACTTGCCGCAGGGCTTGCCTCGGCTTATCCAGCGGCGTCAGTTTTGAGTGGCACTGGGACAGGCGCAAGTTCAAACGTCGTCAACGGCGTTGATCAAGCCAACGGTGACATCGTTGTTAGCAAATACCGGCCCATAAACCCTCCGAGCGGCTTCGACCCTATAGCTTTCGCAGCCGCACCCAGCGTTCCTACTAGCTCTATACTTGAAAGTTTAAGTCCGCTAAACCCGCCACCCGCAGACGCGGCGTTAATGCAGCCGCAAACAGTGGTGTCTCCCCCTCCTGAAGAACCTATACTCCCTACTCTAGGCCCATTAGTCGCCCCGCCATCAACACCGCCAACGCTTCCCGATAAGGGCGGCGTTCTCGGCACGGGCCTGAACGTACCTCAACTGCTATCCCTTGGTAGTGTAGGGGCTGATCTTCTGCAAAGCCTTTTGGCTGGTGACGGCAGCACAGGCCCGCAGACGCCATACGTCTCTCCGTTTGGCACAGGCGCGGGCGTAGGTTTTGGCACAGGCCAAGATATGCGCGCCAATCCAAACATCGCGGATTATGAACGATATGGTTTCGGTCCAGAGGCTATGTTCTTCCGGCCAGAGTATACTGGCCTTCTTCCAGCAAATGCTACGCCAACCCAAGCGCAGCCCGCGATGACCATCAACCCTGCTTTGATGCCGATAATCTAATGGACCCTATATCAAAAGCTAACCACGCAAAGCGTCTTCTTGATGATGAACTTCTCAAGGAAGCATTTGCCGCAGTGGAAAAAGATATTTTTGACGAGTGGCGTATGTCGGCCCATACCGACTATAGCGGACGCTCTGACATGTTTCACACGCTCAAAGGACTTGAGCGGTTGAAAGCCCGCCTACAGGCAATCCTTGACGACGGCTTAGTCGCCAAATCGAGGAGTTAACATTTAACAAAAAAGGTGCTATATGACGGAACAAGTCGGCAACCCCAGTGGTGGGATCGGCCTCCACGAAGCAACACTAGCCATCGACCAACTGCTTGGCCCGGATGAGGACAACCAAGACACGGACGAGGCGCAAGAGCCTGAAGAGGCTCAGGACGACGCGGATGAACCTGAAGCCGAGGAGTACTCGGAAGAAGAGGAAGACGAACAGTTCGACCGAGATGAAGAGGAAGACACAGAAGAGGTTATCGAACAGGAACTTCCTGACGATCTAACCATCAAGGTTAAACTTGACGGTGAAGAAACGGAAGTCACCCTTGACGAACTTCGGAAAGGTTATTCTCGTTATTCGGATTATACACGGAAAACTCAGGCACTAGCCGAAGAACGCAAGTCGTTCCATAGCGAAGCCGAAGCAATCCGTGTGGAACGCGCTCAATACGCGGAACTGCTCCCGACGCTTAAAGCGCAAATCGAGATGCAGTCCGAGGCTGAGCCTGACTGGGACAACCTTTATAATGAAGACCCCATTGAGGCAGCGCGGTTAGAACGGCATTGGAATAAGTCTCGTCAGGAACGAGCCGCTAAACTTCAGGCAATTAACACTGAACAGCAGCGGATTGCAGAAGAGATGAGCAAAGAGCAACAGCGGGCATTGGCTGACATTGTGCAGTCAGAGCGCGCCAAACTTACCGAAGTCATTCCTGAATGGAAAGACGAAGGCACAATGCAGAGCGAAGCTAAGGAACTTCGTGAATGGGCTTTGGCTAATGGGTTTAGCGAACGCGACCTAGGCGCACTGGTTCAGGCCACTCATGTTTCGATCCTACGCAAAGCTATGATGTTTGATAAGGGTTCTAAGAAAGTGGAAAAAGCAAAGGCACAGCCAAAGAAGGTTGCGCGTATTGTTCGCCCAGGTTCTTCAGGTACTCAAGTCAATAATCGTTCTACCGATGTAAAGAGAGCGTCCCAGCGCCTTGCGCGTACAGGCCGTGTTGCAGACGCAGCGGCCTTATTGGATAAACTCATTTAATAAGGATTTGGACTAATGGCTATTGTAGCAAATACATTTACCCGGTACTCCGCTATCGGTATTCGTGAAGACTTGTCGAACGTTATCTATAACATCTCGCCAGAAGAAACTCCGTTCATCTCGAACATTGGCCGCGAAAGCGTCAAGAACACCTACTTCGAGTGGCAGACAGACGTTTTGGCTGCGGCCTCAGCTTCTAACGCTGCACTTGAAGGTGACGATATTTCTTCGTTCACTGCTGTTTCGCCAACCACACGCGTTGGTAACTACACGCAGATCAGCACGAAGAACGTTGTTATCTCCGGTACGCTTGAAGCAGTCGATAAGGCTGGTCGTCGTAACGAAATGACCTATCAGCTTGCAAAGCTGGGTTCGGAACTGAAGCGTGACATGGAAAGCGCATTGCTTGCCAACCAAGCGTCTGTTGCTGGTAACACCACAACTGCACGTCGTACCGCTGGTCTGCCTGCATGGTTGACCTCGAACACCTCGTTCGGCACAGGCGGCGCAAACCCAACTGTAGGTTCGACCCCGACTGCTGCTCGTACCGATGGTACGCAGCGTGCATTCACTGAAGCCCTTCTGAAGGGTGTTATCCAGAGCGTCTGGACTTCAGGTGGTACGCCTAAGATGTTGATGGTTGGTCCGTTCAACAAGACCGCCGCTTCTGCCTTCACCGGCATTGCGACGCGCTTCCGTGACGTTCCTGCTGGTCAGCAGGCACAAATCATCGGCGCAGCCGACATTTATGTGTCTGACTTCGGTACGGTCAACATCGTTCCTAACCGCTTCCAGCGTGACCGTGATGCGTTCGTTGTCGATCCTGATTACGCATCGTTGGCAGTTCTTCGTCCAATCCAGAAAATGGACTTGGCGAAAACTGGCGATGCCGAGAAGGCTCTGCTCCTTGTCGAGTATGGTCTGAAGGTGAACAACCAAGCGGCTCACGGTATCGTAGCTGACTTGACCACCTCGTAATAAGGTATAAATGGGTGAGGGGGCCAAGTGCCCCCTCATCTAACTATTGAGGGTTTTATGACCAAACGCCTTATCAACGACGATGCTTTCACAGGTGTCAAAACTTTTTACGATTATGATGCCGGTAAGGACGAAGCGATCATCTCGAAAGAGCAAGACGTTTCCGCAATCATCGAGCAGAACAAACGCGAGTTCAACGAAGCGCCGGAACGCTGGGGTGAGTGGACAAAGGTTGGCAGCATTCCGATTTCAGTGTATTACGAACTTGAGCGCCAAGGTATTACACAAGACCAAGAGGCGATGAAGAAGTGGTTGAACGATCCAGATAATCGTTACTTCCGCACAAGGCCGGGGACTGTTTAATGGCGATTACGACGTATTCGGAGTTGAAGACCGCAGTCGCCGATTGGCTCAATCGGAGCGATTTGACTTCTGCTATTCCGAACTTTATCTCGCTTGCTGAAGCGCAGATGAGCCGCCAAATCCGTCACCGCAAGATGGTGACGCGGGCGACCGCAACTATGGATACGCCGTACTTTGCTGTTCCTGCTGACTGGAAAGAAACAATCCGGTTCCAGTTGAACACAAACCCTATCACGCCGCTGGTCTACGTCACGCCGGAACAGCTTCTCGAAGACAGCCAACTTTACAGTGCTGGCGGTCAGCCGATGTTCTTCACGACCGTTGGCCAGCAGTTTGAAGTCCTGCCGCAACCCGACGGATCGTATGCCGCGGAACTTCTCTACTACGCCAAGCTGACGCCATTGTCTGACGCAGCGCCGACTAACTGGCTTTTGACTGAAAGCCCAGACATCTACCTGTACGGCACGCTGGCTCAGTCCGCGCCGTACTTAAAGGAAGATGAACGCACCGCCATCTGGACTTCTTTGTATGAGAAGCTGGTAGAAGATATGCGCATCGCCGACGAGCGTGCGCGTATTGGTTCGTCTAAACTGAAACCCCGCATAAGGACATTCGGATGAGTTTTTCTAATTATCTTGAGAACAAGGTTCTCGGCCATGTGTTCGGTGCAACGCCATACACCGCGCCTGCGACGCTTTACGTTGCACTGTTTACGTCTGATCCCGGCGAGACTGGTTCAGGGACGGAAGTCTCTGGTGGTTCGTATGCGCGTCAAACGATTACGTTTACAGTCACGGCCAACCAAGCGTCCAATACGGCAGCTATTGAGTTTCCAACTTGTACTGCTGCATGGGGAACAGTGACCTACGCTGCGATCTATGACGCGGTAACTACTGGAAACCTTCTGGCTTATGGCGCGTTGACCACAAGCAAGACGATTGCAAGCGGTGACGTTCTCCGTATTCCTGCGGGCGACTTCGACATCAATTTGGACTAAGTAGATGGCTGGCTACGGCAGCGGTCTATACGGACGCGGTAATTATGGAATAGACCCTAAAGAGGCGTCTATTGCCGTAACTGCCGCGTCTAGTGTTGCCGTAACCGCCAATCGTGTTCAGAGTATTTCCATCGCGTCTAGCGCGGTATCATCCACAACTGTTGTGGCAAATCGTGTCCAGAGCGTATCTGCGACATCGACAGCCACATCGTCCACGACTGTCACCGCCAACCGGGTTGCGTTTGCGGCGATTACAACAACGGCAACATCTAGCGTCTCTGTCGCCGCTCAGAGGTTGGCTGTGGCCTCGATCACAGTTAATGCGCTGTCGTCTACATCTGTTACCGCCAATCGCGTCCAGAGCGTTTCCGCGACCGTTAGCGCGGTATCTTCTGTTAGCGTCTCGGCTATCCGCTACGCCAACATCGTGGTTTCATCAACTGCCACATCATCGACATCCGTTGCAGCGCAGAGAATTGCTCTTGCAAGCGTAACGGACACCGCGACATCAAGCGTATCAGTAAGCGCAAATCGTATTGCGCTGGCGGCAGTAACGTCAAACGCCACATCATCAGTAAGCGTATCGCTTCAAGGTGTGTTCCTTGTGATTGTCGCATCGAATGCGACGTCATCGACAAGCGTTACCGTAAACCGCCGAATGACGGTTGCCGCTAACTGTAACGCACAATCTAGCGTCACTATTAACGGCACAAAGAAGTGGGAGCCAGAGCCAATCACGCCAGAAACGTGGACGGCTGCGGCTGATACATCCGAGACTTGGACACCCGCCGAAGTAATTGCAGAAACTTGGACACCACAATCCACAACAAACGAGACATGGACGCCAATTTCTGATACAGCAGAAATATGGCAGCAAGCTGCGTGAGGACTTAAATGGCTGATACAACCACAACAAACCTTGGATTAACGAAACCTGAAGTCGGCGCATCCGCCGATACTTGGGGGACAAAGGTTAATACCGATCTCGATTTAGTCGATGCGCTCTTTGCGGCGGCTGGTACAGGAACTTCCGTTGGCTTAAATGTCGGTGCGGGCAAGACGCTGGCCATCGCGGGTAACGTCTCCGCCAATGGCGCGACGATCAGCCCTACGGAACTTAGCTATCTTGATGGTGTGTCATCCGCCATCCAGACGCAGCTTAACGCGAAGGCTCCGTCAAACAGCCCGACTTTTGTTACGCCTACCCTCGGCGCGGCTTCAGCCACCAGTATTGCCAACGCCCTTGGTGCGGTTGGCACGCCGTCCTACACCTTCACAGGTGATACCAATACGGGTATTTATTCTCCCGCAGCCGACACCCTTGCATTCGTAGAGGGCGGCGTCGAAGCCATGCGCATCGACAGCAGCGGCAACGTCGGGATTGGTGGGTCTTCGCCGGGCACGAAATTTTACGTTAACGGCGGCATTGCTATTCACGGCGCGTCTTTCCCAACAAGCGGCGTTGGCATAGAGGCGCTTTGGGATGGCACACAGTCTGTTATCCAGAGTTACAACCGCAATACTTCGGCTTATCAACCACTCCGCTTCGACGGCAGTGCGCTTCAGCTATTCACAAGCGGGACACAGAAAGCCATAATCACCAGCGCGGGTGATGTCGGGATTGGTACGAGTTCGCCGGGTGCGAAGTTGGATGTTTCTGGATCAGGGGTCTCTATTGGTGCGCGCATAACCAACACCACCGCCTCTGGCTTTGGAAGCTTTGAGTTCTCAGACGGCAGTAACACTAAGGGTCAAATCTGGGCGGGTAACGCAAGCTACGCTTCATTCGGCGGTGCAGGGTCGATGAACTATTCCGCCAACAGCGGACCGCATGTTTGGCATACAAACTACACAGAACGTATGCGCATCGACAGCAGCGGCAACGTCGGGATTGGTAACAGCGCACCAACCGCAAAGCTGCACGTTTTTGGTAACAACGGGACATTCGGTACAAACTCCTTCTTCGGCCTCAACGGGTCAACGGCAGGTATTGCCATTGGAAACAACGGGGCAATCGGTCTTATCCAAGGTCAGGCCACGGCGCTATCCGCTACCGCTGCTGATATTGGTATTCAGGTAAACGGCGGCAACGTCGGGATTGGTACGAGTTCGCCGGGTAAAAAGTTAGATGTAGTGGGTCAGTTTCGTATTCAAGGGAGCGCTGCTTCTGGATACGCACTTGCTGAGTATGGAAGTTCTGCCACAGCCACTAACAACTGGCATGTAGGTTCCGAAGGCGATGGCACATTCCGTTGGTATAACGGAATTTTCGGTGCTGGCACTGAACGTATGCGCATCACCAGCGGTGGTAACGTTGGGATTGGGAAAACACCAGCATTTGGCCTTCTCGACGTAAACGGCGCTATCTTTGCAACGGACGACGGAACTTATTCTTTTGGCCGCAATAATGGATCAAATAGCGGTGGTTGGAAGTTTGACAGCACAAACCCGTCAATCGTAACTTATGTCGGCAACGGCTCGGAACGTATGCGCATCGGCAGCGATGGACATGTTGGGATTGGGACAAGTTCACGTTTGGGTAGCAACGAAACTCTTTCCGTCAGCGCGATTTCGACATTTGACGGGATGTGGGTTAAAAACCTCGAACCAGCAGCGGCTACCACATTCATATGGAACGCTGGAACCACGGGTAATAACTCGTTTATCATCTTTGCTACTGAAGGAACTGCGACTGCTCGTGGGTCTATCTCTTACAATCGCGGTGCTGGTTTAGTTTCCTACAATACCACTTCGGATTATCGAGCAAAAGACATTCTCGGCCCAGTTACAGATGCAGGCTTAATTATTGATGCGCTCAAGGTTTACGCCGGTAAGATGCACGGCGCGACAGTTGTCCGACCAATGCTTGTCGCTCACGAAGCGCAAGAGGTTGTGCCTTATGCAGTCACGGGCGAGAAGGATGCCGTTAACGAGGATGGCACTGATAAGCATCAGCAGATGGATGTATCTTCGCTTGTTCCATTGCTAATTGCAGAAGTTCAAGCACTACGTGCCCGCGTGGCCGAATTAGAAGGAAAGTAAAATGGCAGTTGTAAACACATGGAGCGTCGTTCAGCTTGACGCATACCCCGAAGCTGAAGGCCACAACGATGTAGTCTTTAGCGTCCACTGGACCTTAAATGGCACAGACGGCGAACACACAGGACACGTCTATGGCACCGCTGGCGTTACGCTCGACGCAGATGCGCCGTTCGCCCCCTACGCCTCGCTGACAGAAGCACAGGTAATCGGTTGGGTTAAGGACGCACTCGGTGAAGAAGCGGTTGCTGGTTTTGAAGCCAGCGTTGCAAAGCAGATTGCCGATCAGGCCAACCCGCCTGTCGTGCATCCCGCGCTTCCTTGGTAAAGGTCTACGTCGATGGATATGTCATTCGGCATTGATACGCTTCTCACAATCGTCGCTGGCGTCTTCGGCCTTATCGGCGTGTGGACGCAGTTGAGCAATCGTCTCGCAATTCTTGAGACGAAGTTGGATTACGGCGAGGAAAAGTTCAACGCCATCGACAAGAAGTTTGATGAGGTCATGATGCACCTCCGCCGGATTGAAGACAAACTAGATCATAAGGCAGACCGATGAGTTTCTTAAACCAATTTGAAAGCAACGCCGAAGGCGTAAACGATACCGTTGAGTTTGTTATTCGCGTGGCCATTGTCACGCTATCGGCGGTTATACTCGTTGTGGTACTCGCGCTCGTCATCGGCCTATTTGTTCCGAATGATGTAGTGGACAGCACCGCAATCCTCGACACGGTTAACCCAGCGTTCCAGACAATCATCGGTGCGTTTGTCGGATTGCTTGGTGGCTTGAGCCTCAACGCCAATGCGCGTGACAAGAAGCCGGAAGAACCTGCGCCGGAAGAGCCAACACCTGAGCCAGAAGCGCCCAAAGCCTACGACGATCCGAACGGCACGGTCTTTGTTGACGAGCCTGAAGAGGACGATGACATGGAGCCTTGGGAAAAGTACCGCAACGACTTACGCTATGACGTTAACGGCGATGGCGTAGTTGACGCAACCGACTTCCCTGATTGGCGTAACCCGGCAGCGTAATGGCGGGCGACCTATCTACCGTTGAACTAATCGGCCAGCTTTGGCCGCTTGTTCTCGCGTTCATCTCGCTGGTCATCGTCCTCGCCAAGATGGATGTGCGCCTTGGCGTAACGGAAGAGAAGATCAAAACGTTGTTTGAATTGTGGAATAAGGGAAAAGATAAGTGAGCCTTGTTGAACTGCAAAAGAAAATCGGAGTAACGGCAGATGGAGCATTTGGCCCAGGCACGTTTAAGAAAGCTGCGGCTTTTTATAAACTATCACCTGATCGTGCTGCACATTTTTTCGCTCAAACTGCGCATGAAAGTGGCGGCTTCAAAGCATTCTCGGAGAATTTGAACTATGGCGCAAAAGGACTTCGCGGCATTTTTAGGAAGTATTTCCCTACTGATGCAATGGCTAAAGCGTATGAACGCCAGCCAAAAAAGATTGCTAATCGGGTATATGCAAATCGTATGGGCAATGGTGATGAAGCGTCTGGGGATGGCTGGAAGTTCCGTGGACGTGGCGCTCTCCAACTTACTGGAAAAGCAAATTACCAAGCTTTCGCCAACTACATCGGACGACCCGAAGTAATGGACAACCCCGACCTTGTGTCGGGCGAACTGTGTTTTGAAAGCGCCTTGTGGTTCTTTGACCGCAACAAACTGTGGTCGATCTGCGACCAAGGCGTTAGCGAAGGCGCAATCCTCGCGCTGACGAAGCGCATTAACGGCGGCACGCACGGCCTTGATGACCGCAGGGCCAAGACAAAGAAGTATGCAGCATGGCTTTAATTCCTAATCCCGTAGTGCTTTACGCGTTGGGTGGCGCACTTATTATCGGTACCGTTTCTGGGTACAAAGTCCGTGACTGGCAGTGCGATGCCGCTTATTCCAAGGCTCTGGAAAAAGCCGAGAAGCTGCGCGTCAAAAAACAAGAGGTAGTATATGATGTCTCACAAACCTATGAAACCGAACGAGATCAAGCCGATGTGGTGGCAACCGAACGAACCAACACCATTCGTGAAATATACAAAACGGTTCCTGCCGTTGTTGCTGATTGCTCTGCTCCTGACGCTTTGCGCCGGTTGCTCGAAAGCGGTGTCCGTGACGCCAATGCCGCTTCCTCCGGCAAACCTAGCAGCGAAGTGTCCGACCCTGAGTAACCCGCCACTGGTATTGATCGACCCTGAGCGGGCGCTTTGGGAAGCGGATGTCATCGCAAAGTATACAGACTGTAGCGCGAAGCATCGCTTGACGGTTCAAGCATGGGTAGAGGCTGTAAAAATCTCCAAATAAGTGATATAAGAACTTTAGTCTTAGACACAGGTAATTAAATGGCGCTCATTCCTATCAGTATCCCGCCGGGTGTATACCGCAACGGAACCGAACTAGATAGTTCTGGCCGGTGGTATGACGTGAACCTTGTGCGCTGGGTTGAGGGGATGATGCGTCCCGTTGGTGGATGGCAGGCTCGAACGTCTACGGCTCTTAGCGGCAAAGCCCGTGGCATGATTGCATGGCGCTCTAACAACAGCACCCGCTATATCTCTGTTGGCACGCATTCCAAACTCTACGCAATAACGCAATCAAGCGTTATCGTTGATATTACGCCTGTCGGCTTTGTTGTCGGCAACGCGAATGCTACTGTTGGTGGTGGCTATGGCGTCGGTCTTTACGGTGCGGGCTTCTACGGTACACCACGCCCAGACGTTGGCGTTGTCACCCCGGCTACCACATGGACGCTTGACACATGGGGTGAGTATCTCCTTGGTTGTTCTAACTTTGACGGCAAGATTTATGAGTGGCAGTTGGACACGGCAACACCGACAAAAGCTGCGGCGCTAACGAATGCGCCAGTATCTAACACAGGCGTTCTTGTCACTAACGAACGCTCCGTGTTTGCTCTTGGTGCGTCTGGCAACCCGCGTAAAATTGCATGGTCCGATTTTGAGAACAACACAATCTGGACCGCAGCATCTACGAACCTTGCCGGTAGCCTTGAGTTGCAGACAAGTGGTAAAATTATCACAGCCAAGCGTGTTCGTGGTCAAGTCCTCGTTCTTACGGACATTGACGCGCACGTCGTCTCCTATGTCGGCCAGCCATTTGTATATACATCTGAGTTTGCGGGTCGTGCTTGCGGCCTTGCTGGGCCTAACGCCATTGCTGTTCAAGATAATTTCGCGGTCTGGATGGGTTCGCGTGGCTTCTACATGTACGATGGCTACATCAAAGCCGTTCCCTGCGAAGTGTCGGACTATGTATTCTCCGACATTAACCAAGCGCAGATCAGCAAGGCTTACGCCGTCAACAACTCGCAGTTCGACGAGGTGTGGTTCTTCTATCCGTCCGCTTCAAGCCAAGAGAACAACCGCTATGTGATTTGGAACTACGTCCAGAACAACTGGTCGATTGGTTCTCTGGGCCGCTCCGCTGGGATTGACCGTGGTGTGTTTGCCAACCCATTGATGGTAACGGACGACGGCTTTGTCTACGACCACGAGATTGGCATGAACCACGGCACAGAAAGCGTATTCGCCGAGACAGGGCCGGTGCAGATTGGCCAAGGCGACAACATCCTATACATCAACGAGATGATACCAGATGAGCGCAATCAGGGTGAAGTCACTGCGACCTTCTCTTCGCGTTACTATCCAAACGGGGTCGAGCAAACCTACGGCCCCTATACCCTGACGAACCCGACATCTGTCCGCTTCAATGGCCGACAAATTCAGATGAAGGTGACTGGCGTTAGCAACGCTGATTGGCGGGTTGGTACGCAGCGGCTCAATGCTATACCAGGTGGGCGTCGATGAGGCTCAAACTCCCCACGCCCCCTGCGCAATACGACCCGCTGTATGAAGCACAGCGTAACCGTTTGATCGAGCAAGCGATGAATACGAAGTATACGATGGGTGAAGACGTGTTTATCCACCCGCCAGCTAGATTGATTTTAGTCGATGCAGACGGACATCATGTTGAGATTTACGTTTCACATTCTGAACAAGTCAGAGCGCGGCACGTCTAATGGGCTGTCAATCCGTTTATTTTTGTGTTAATAACGAAGGATTAGGCGGTCAGTCCGCACGGAGATTATAATGGCGGTAACTACTACGCAACAGGCGTTAAATCCTTTCATTCAGGATATTCTGGCGCGTAACTATGGAGCCGCACAGCAAGTTGCGGCTATTCCGTATCAGGCATATCAGGGGCCACGCATCGCGGGCTTCCGTCCTGCTGAAGAACAGGCGTTCCAGACTGCAATTGGTGCAGCCACCAACCAAGTTGGTATGCCGCAACTTCAACGGGCTACTGAAGTAGCCCAGCGTGCAGCAGGCTACTCGCCGCAGCAGTTCCAGCAAGATGTCTCCGGCTTCATGTCGCCGTTCCAGACCAACGTCATCGACGCCACGATGGCTCGACTGGCACAGAACCGCGCCGAACGTGACGCTGCGACCAAGGCTCAGCTTGCTGCTTCGCGGGCATTTGGCAACGAACGTCGTGGCGTATATGAGGCGCAGCTTGCGGGCGAAGAAGATTTGAATACAGCCCAGACGCTGGCGAACCTGTATAATCAGGGATACACGCAAGCCGCTGGGTTTGCACAGGGTCTGCCGGGTCAGCAGCTTGCGGGTGCATCCGCTCTTGCAGGCTACGGCCAACAGGCGCTTGGCAATCAGCAGTCCTACGCTGCAATGCTTCAAGGCGCAGGCCAAGCACAGCGCGGCATGGCTCAGCAAAACCTCGATCTGGCCTACAAGGACTTCCTCGAACAGCGTGGCTTCCCGCAGCAGCAGCTTCAGACGTTGCTCATGGGTTCGCAGGGTCTTCCGTCCCCAGTCACGCAAACGACAACTGCACCCGGCCAGTCAACGCTGGGCCAAGTTGGTTCGGCTGCGTCCACGATTGGTACTCTCCTTGAACTCTTCGGCAAAGGTGGTTAAGTAGATGTCGGCAATCCAAGACATAATGCGTTCAGTTGGATTAAACCGCACTTCGCCAAGTGGCGGAGCGGTTTTTAATTCTGTTATGCCCACTACAATGGACGCTCCGCTTTCGCCAACGGCAAAGTATGTTCAAGATATGCAGGCTCTCATGAGCGGCGGCATTGGTCCGCTATCAACTGGCCAGAAAATAGCTGCGGTTGGTCAAGTACTTCAGGCTGCGGGTAGCCGTGGCGCTTCTGATCCAGCCGCTGTTGTTCAGGGCATACGCAAGCAGCAGATGGATAAACTGAACGCACAGTTTCAGATTGCCCAGTTGCAGCAGAAATCACAGCAGGAGCAAGCGTTCCTTAATTCGCTCCCGCCCAGTGAACGGAATATGGTTGCGTTGTTGGACGGCAAGCAGTTGGCCGAATATATGATTAATCGGCAAAAAGGCCGCGAACTGACCGACGCCGAAAAGAAAATCCAAGCAGCCGGTATCCCACTAGGATCACCAGAAGCCCAGAAAATTCTCCGCAATGTTGCTGCGGAGCAGGGTGTTATCACGGTAACCGGCCCGTCTGGGACAACATACATACAGGCATCTGATCTTATGCCTAGCGGTGGCGCACAACGCCCCGCCGCACAGACTATTCCACAGTCAGCTATCGACGACCTTCGTTCCGGCAAGGGAACTCCGGAACAGTTCGAGAGCATCTTTGGTAAGGGCACAGCCGCGCAATATCTGGGAGGCGGTAGTGGTAACACTACCGGCGGTTTTCGCGGACGGTAGGTCTGTAGTTAAAGAACTTTTCCCGAATGCCCGTATCACTTCAGGCTATCGCGGGCCAAGCCATCCACTGTCAAAGGCCAACCCGCGTTCGTATCATGCCACTAGCCGGGGCGCGGTTGACATCGCCCCAATTCCGGGTGTCTCGTTCAATCAATACATCAATTCCATTCGCCAAGCCGGATACAATATTGTAGAAGCTAGGGACGAAGTTAATAATCCATCCAAGTACGCCACTGGGCCGCATTGGCACGTTGTAATCGGGAAATAACATGGCTGAACCTAATCCATTTGCTAAGTATGCTCCTTCAGCGCCTTCCGGCGGTGGCACTTTTGTAGCAGGCCCCGGCGCGGCTGAAGAAGCTGCGCGTAAGGAGCGTGACGAGAAGCGCCAGCGCGACATTGAGGACCGAGCCAAACGGGGTGAAATACGCGACATTGCGACTTCCGAACGTGGTCTTATTGGCGACTATCGCAAAGAGTTTCTTGGCAACCCTGAAGTCAGGGACTTCCGGAATGTATCCAACGCCACCCGCCAGATTGTTACGCTCATGCAGGGTGAAGGTTCGGCAATGACCGATCTTGGAGGGATTTTCACCTTCATGAAATCACTTGATCCAACTTCGGTTGTCCGTGAAGGTGAACAGGCCAGCGTACAGAACGCGGCTGGTGTTCCTGAACAAATTCGTAACTACTACAACCGTCTTGCCACTGGTAAGCGTTTGTCACCCGAACAGCGCGCCGACATGATGAACACTGCACTTAGCCTTTACGGTTCGCGGGCGCAGTCATACAACACATTCGCAGAGACCTACCGTGGTCTTGTAGCGGATGCGGGTGGCGATCCCGATAAGCAGGGCATCACTCTCGCACCGTCGCTGGCTCCAGCTAAAGCAGTTATTTCGGAAGCCGGTGCTAAACCCGGTCAGCTTGCTCCGGCTACGGCTGGTGCGGCACAGCTTACCGATGAAGACCGCGCTGTACAAACTCAAATGCAGGAAGTCTATAACGCGGGTATTAACGCCGGAAAAACTCCAAATCAAATCCTTACAGAAATAGCGTTTATTGGGCAGCGTTACGGTCGTCAGATTGACCCTGCCTTTCTCGACGTTGTTCGTAAGGCAGCGGAACAAGGCGGGCCTATGCAGTTTGTTGTTACGCCAACTGGCGAAACAGGTGCAGTACAGGGTCTTCTTGGCGAACTGCTGAAGACTGAGGCCGGTCAATCGGCGGCTGGCTACTTCGGTGGTGCGGCCAACGCGCTCACTGCGGGCTACGGCATGGCCCCGGAAACTAAAGAATATTTACGCGAAACAGCCCCTGTCTCTTCATTTGTCGGCGAACTTACCGGCGGTGCTATGGCGACTATCCCAGCCATTCGCGGTGCGCAAGGCATCCTCGCTGGCACTCGGCTTGCCGGAGCCGCGCCGCTTATTGCTGAAACCGCATACGGTGCGCTGTACGGTAGCGGAGAAGCTGGCGAAGGTAATCGTCTTCAAGGTGCGGCTATCGGCGGGGTTGGCGCGTTGGGGGCCGGTGCGCTTGCCAATCGTTTCTTGCCGGGTGGTCCGGGTACATTTACTGGCGCGCCTCGCACAAACGTCCCAGCCGCTGGTCGTTTTTCTGGTCAACAAATCTTTCCAGAACAAATCATTGATGCTGGTCAGCAGGCCAATATCCCAGTCATGACTAGTGACGTTATGCCGCCTGCAACCCGCATAGCGCAGCTTACGCAGTCAGTTGGTGAAGTTATGCCACTTGGTACGGCGGGTTTACGCCGTGAACAGCAAGTCGCACGGCAAAACGCCGTTGAAAATCTTCTGGCGGACTATGGTGTCAGCGTAGATAGCGACCTTGCGTCTGAAGTTGTGAGCAATTTAAACCAGACCCGTGCGGCTACAATTAACCGCTACGACACTATGAAGAAGAACGTAATCGCGCAGTTCGCTGGTAGCGGTGACGTTGCTGCAACGAAATCAGTTTCAGCCATTGATGGACTGCTAAGCAATCTGAAAGCGGAAAACCTTCCAACGCAGCTTGGCCCCTTAATTCGCCAGCTTGAAGATGTTCGCAAAAGCCTTACGGGGCCGGGTGATCTTGCTAAGATTGAAGCTAACCGCAAAACGCTATTCAATCTAAAGAGCGACCCTAATCTTGCGTCAATCCCAGATAAGTCTGAGAAAGCATTCCAGAAAGTCTACACTGCGCTCAATGAAGACATGGGTGACTATATCAAGGCAAATGGCACGGCCAAGGACTTCAACCTCTGGAAGGTAGCAAACACAAAGTTGGCCCGTACTGCGGACGAACTGCGTGTTGGTGGGCTGAAGAACGTGCTAAACAAGGGTGAGTTTGATCCAACTCTCGTTACGAAGATGCTGACTGGATCGAAACCAGCGGATGTTCGCACGCTATTCACAAGTCTCAGCAAAGATGGCCGTGAAAGCGCCCGCCTATTGCTTATTCAGGACGCTGCGAAGCGGGCGATGAATAAGGAAACAGGCGACGTAGACCCGAATAAATTTGCTCGTGAAGTCATGGGCCTATCGGACAACTTCTCACAGTTCTTTGGCGCTTCTGATATGCGCCGCGTCAAGGGCCTAGCCGAAGTTCTGCGCGCTACCAGCCGTGCGCAAGAGGCGCGGTTCCTACCGCGCACAGGCGAACAACTTGTGCCGCTTGCCACAATGGGCGCGTTTGGCGGTATCGGTACTCTCCTTGGTTTGTCGGTTCCACAGGGCCTAGCCCTTAGTGCTGGCTTTGGCCTTTCAAAGCGGTTCTACGAAAGCAAGCCCGCACGCGATTTGCTTCTGCGGATTAGCCAAGCGTCGGGTGGCAAAAAGGTTGAACTGATTAACCAGTTTGTTGCGGGTGCTGCGGCTACTGGTGGGGCTGCGGGTGCTACTCAAATGAGCGAAGGTGAGTAATGGCCAAGAAGAGTGGCGCTAAAGATATGTCGTGGCAACCGAAGCCGAAAGCAAAGCGTCGCCACAAACCCGACGGGCTTCGCCACCGTAAGTCTTTGGGGCCACGCAGTAACTTGCGAACTAGCTTCTAATACTATATACATCGCCCATGAAATTCATGGGCATTGATCCCGGCGCGTTCGGAGCCGTCGCTATTCTGGATAAGGATAGCCGAGAACTTGTCATCATCGACATGCCTACCCTAAAGGTCAAGCGTGGACCGCGTGTCGTCAATCAGGTTGACGCGCACATGCTGGCGGATAGCCTGCGGCCACATGTAGGCGGTGAAATTAGCGCCCTTATCGAGAAGGTTCACGCCATGCCGGGCCAAGGTGTGTCCTCGATGTTCAGCTTTGGCCGTGCCGCCGGTATCGTCGAAGGTGTCCTTGCTGGCCTGTCTGTATCTTTTGAGTTGATACCGCCTGCGACTTGGATTAAGTCTATGCGCACGTTCGGGGGGAAGGACGGTAGTCGGCAGCGGGCGCAAGAGTTGTTCCCCGATTACGCTCATCTCTTCGCACGGAAAAAGGACGACGGACGGGCAGAGGCTGCGCTTCTTGCTTGTTACGCTGGAGAGAGAGAACAACATGGACCACCTATTCGATTACCAAAAAGTCGGCGCAGACTTTCTTTGTAAGAACCCCGCCGCATTCCTTGCCGATGAGCAGGGCCTTGGCAAAACACTTCAAGTTATTGCAGCATGTGATACACTCGGCCTAACAAAGGTCGTCGTGATCTGCCCCGCCATCGCCAAGATTAACTGGCGTCGTGAGTTCGAGAAGTGGGGAATCGTAGAGCGCGAAGTTAAAGTCTTTAGCTACGATAAGATTACCCAGTCGAAGGAGGTCCGCAATGAAATCGCAAAGTTTGAGCCAGACGTTCTCGTCTTGGATGAAGCGCATTATCTCAAGAACCGTACTGCTAAGCGCACAAAGTATCTATATGGTCAGTACTGTCGCGGCGATGGGCTTGTTCGTTTCGCTGATCGTGTTTGGCTTCTTAGTGGTACTCCCATTCCTAACAACGTCAGTGATTTCTGGACACATCTCAAAGCGATTTGGAAGTACCCTCTAAACTTCGCCGAATACACAACGTATTTCTGCAAGACTTGGAGTGGACAGTTCGGCCTGCAAATACTTGGCAACAAAGCCGAACGCATGGACGAGTTCAAGACCGTGCTGAAGGCTATGATGCTGCGCCGCAAGGGCGAGGTTGTGCTGAAAGATTTACCGCCAATCTGGTGGCAGAGCGCACCCGTTGAGATTGATAACTGGAGCGACAGGAAACACATCGACGACCCACGCCAAGCCGAAGCCGTCGATATGATCCTTGCGCATTCGCTCACCAATCAGGACTTGTCTTCCGAGATTGAAAGCCTTGCCCCTCACATCGCGTCATTAAGACGGCTGACGGGTACGGCCAAGGCAGCGCCCATCGCCACACAGATAGCGGGTGAATTGGCCGATGATGCCTACGACAAGATCGTGATCTTTGCCTACCACACCGACGCAATCCAGACGCTTTACGATAGACTAACGGACTTCAATCCTGTGGTAGTCGCGGGCGGTATGGCGACAGCCGACCGTCAAGCGGCGATTGATAACTTCCAAACCGATCCGAAGGTGCGCGTATTCATCGGCCAGATTACGGCCTGTTCAACCGCAATTACATTGACAGCCGCAAATCAGGTGGCGTTTGTGGAGATGGACTGGGTTCCGGCGGTGAACGCGCAGGCGGCTAAGCGTTGCCACCGTATCGGCCAGACAAAGCCCGTCATCGTGCGGACGTTTGGCCTTGTCAATTCTGTCGATGAGATTGTGGCTAAGACCCTAGCCAAGAAAGCCCAGATGATTTCTGAGGCTTTAGATTAAGAAGGGCCGGGGCGACTTCCAAACTCCCCGGCCCTTCCCTTCACTTAGAGCAAATCGTCAAGGTCCGAGATGTCTGCGGACGGACGTTCCGACGCAGTGAACTCATCTGAAGCTGACAGTCGGCCATCCATACGGGGACCGTCGCCAACCTTCTGAAGATTGCCCAGTGAGAAGGCAACGCCATTGTTGCCGTTCACGCTGTACGCGTAGGCCCGCAACGATGCACGAACTTTTGCACCCGGATAGATTTCCTTGGGATCAGTAATCGGAGCGGGCTTGCCGTTCTCGCCAGCAAACTTGCTGACTACACCAGGGGCCTGCTTCGACTTGACGTTCATGAAGATTGAGCCTTCAGGATAGCCCTTCTCTTCGCCGTCGTTGCGGAAAGGCATACGGATTTTGCCGCCTTCCATCAACGATTTGGTCTTGTCTCCCCACTTTTCTTTAGCAACAGACGCCGCAACCGCTTTGAGTTCGGACATGTCAGTGCCGTCAGGGAACACAAGGCAGCAAGAATATACTGGCTCAGTCGCGCCGGGCGGTATCTGTGGTTCAAACACATGCGGGTAGGAGATGATTGCTTCGGGTGTAATAACTTTGGACATCGGTGTTTCCTTATTCAACGGTAAAGTCATCAATCGCTAATGTAGCGATTGCTGGACGGTTATCTGTATCAGCGACCATTGATGTGCCGGATGATACAGCTATGACGAGCGATGCTGGCAAGTTCTTTTTACCAACGATGCGCTCGATCTGCGGTGGCGACTTCAACTTCTTTTCGTAGATGTCGTCGTCATCGAGACCTTCTTCTGTGGCCCAAGCCACAACCTCATCCTCAACACGCCAGCGACGTGTGGGACGTTTCTCAACCAGCTTGTAGCCGGGAAGTTCCGCGCCAGCATCCAACAGATTGTTGGCATGGCGGCGCAAAGACTTGATCCACTCCTCGATCAGCGGAACCCTTTGCAGGAAATCCGCTATCTCTTGAGGAGATAGGTCATTGACGGTTCGTACTGTGCCGAACTCGTCTTGTGCAATCTCAAGGGCGTTGTTGCGCAGGGCCGAACAAGTCCCTGCCGCTAGACAGAATGTGCAGTGCGCACCAGAAATGCGCGGAGCATCTGGCTTCATGGCCGCGTGCGCTGCGTCTATAAGGTCTGTGCCAAAGTCCATGATGTCGTCACGGCTGTAGCTATACTCCCGCACCGGCCCGTCAGGGTGCATGGCGCGTGGCTGGACTACAACCGTTATGACTTTGTTGACTGGAGCCTTGTCGCCAATCTCTAGGATAGCGCCGAGCGCATAATATTTAAGCTGCTCGTTGTCTGCGACTTCAACAGCGATACCTTGGCCGTGCTTATAGTCGATGACGTAAAGCGTGCCAGTCTCTTTGCCGTAGATGATACAGTCGGCTGTGCCGAACATCGGCATGGGCGGATCAAGTTTGTCGAGGCTAAAGCGTTTCTCATAGCGGCATAGGCTTGGTTCCGATGCGGCCACATCTCGGATGTAGTCAATGTAAACCTGAACCGCACGCGCCATGTTGTCGTCAACCTTGTGGCCGTTATGCTCTTGGCCAATGAAGGCGAAGGCATCTTCATGCCCATTGACTAAGCAGAACTCACCAAGTTCATGCGCCGCTGTACCAAGTTCGGCATAAGGCGAACTCTCGTTAGGGAACGGAGCCTCGGCCTCAAGTGAGCCGGGGCATTTCATGCGGCGCTTTGCATTGGACGCGCCAAACTTTGCGTGTGCTGTCATTTCCGATACCTCTTTCCTTCTTTGCCTTCGGCGTTGATTGGGCATCCGTGTGCCCATGCAGGAACTTGCGTCATGATGTCAATCATTTCGTCGAGCGAACCGAAATCATCTGGCACTTCGCAAATGATTTCATCGTGGACGGACAGGATTACGTTGTAGCCTTTAACTTCCAACGCCATCATGGCCGTGGCCATCAGGTCGCGGGCGGTTGCTTGCACCACGTTCTCGGTCAATAGGCCACCCCAGATAATCTGAGATACCCACTGACGCGTCACACTATTCAGCGTATCGACTTGGGCTGTGTCGCGCATAGCCCCCCAAGGTGTCTCTCGCTGAATGATGCGCGGATTGTGGTAAGTAAGCGACCGCCCGCTAGGTAGGGGAAGCGGGACCGTCCCAACACGGCCCGCCCCCTTCACCATCTCTACAAATTCTTGCTCGATGTTGCGCCAGTATAACGCAATCATATCGTTCTTCTCACGGTAGACGGACACGATGCGCTTAGCTTCGTCCTCGGCTACATTGATACCCATCGTGGCGCACTGTTCGGCGAAGCGTTTGCCGCCCATGCCGTAGCCGCAACCCAAGATCGCCATCTTGCCAACTTGGCGTTGTTTGTCGGTGACGCTATCAACATTCACGCTATAGATAGCCGATGCCATCTCTTTATATACGTCGCCCCCGTTGCGAAACGTCTCAACAAGGTCGCGCTGTCCGGCTACCCACGCAAGAACGCGGGCTTCAATCGCCGAGTAGTCGGCAAACATAAGGCGGTTGCCTTCGCCAGCTATCAGCGTCGAGCGTAATAAGTCAGACGCTAGGACCGTTCCGGCCCCATGCTCCGACACATCTTCGCCGGTCTGTAGCTTGGCGATGATTTCGTCTAACTCTTCTTGTTTCTTTTGCGGACGTGGGAAATTCTGTGGCTGCACCAATCGTCCCGACCACCGGCCCGTTGCCGCGCCGTGATAAACAAGAAGTCCGCGCATCCGTCCGTCGCCGTTGACCGCGTGCAGCATGGCATCATACTTGGCTGTGCTGGACTTGGCTCCGTTCTGCCGGAGTTTCAAAACCTCGCGGATGACAGGGTGCAATCGGTCAAAGGATAACAACCGACCAACGGTCTGCTTGTCAACGGACTTGGCGCGTATGCCATGCGCGTTCAGCCATGCGGTCAAGTCCATAGCGTTTGTTGCTGCTTTGACTTGACCCTTAGTGAGGCGTTGGATTTCAGCATCAATCTCTGCGCTGGCATTGTTCGCTAGGTTTTTAATGCGGGTCACCAAGTCAACATCGAGCGCCACGCCCCGGTCGTTGATACGTTGATCGAGTTGATAGAGGCGACGCTCACTGTCAGGCATTGCGTGCAGTGTCTCGGCTACGGATAGTTCCGTTTTAACATCTTGGATACAGTACGCTACTAGCGCATCGAGTTTCGCCTTCGTGTCCCACCATGTGTAGCTGCCGTCGGCGTTCACCTTACGGGGCCGTGCCATCCGGAGCATAAGGGCTGCGCCAGTCTTGTCCTTCTGTTCTTCAACGCCAAGGACCGCAGCCGCTTGGCCTAGTGAACGAGGTAGTCCCATCGCGCTGGCCTGCGCCATCGTGCAGCGCCATTGCTTAATGTTGGTGCGTGGCCACAGGTAGCGGCCAACCATAATCTCGTTCCAGATTGTGCGCTCGAAGTTAGCGTTCCATGCCGACAGCAATCCGCCTGCGATGATCCAATCTTCGAGGTGTGCATCTGGCTCATCGCCGGGCAACCATACTTGCACGTCGTCAGACCACGGGGCCTTGTATGCCATGCACCAGATGTCAGTGGATTGGTCCGATGCGTATTTATACACACCTGTCTTGCGAAGATCGACGGCACTGCGCGTCTCGAAGTCGATTGATACAATCATAGCGCACCCCACTGGTCGGCCATTGCTTCGGCGATGCCCTTGTATGTTGTGCTGCGTAGCTTCCACCTGTCCGCACTGGGCGGTAGATAGTGCAGCCGTTGGCGCTGGTTGGCTGGTAGTGTCAGCATCTCTTCCTTGACGTTATTCGTTGGCACCAAAGGCGGCAGGTTCTTCAGCCACAGGCACGTTGCCTTTTGTTCCGTGTGGCCAAACATCCACGGCTGGATAGTCTGCGTCTGCTTCACACCCCCAATCCGTTCCTTTGCATACTTATGCATGATGGGGTTCTCAATGGCGATACGCTCTATCGGTGCGTCCCACAATTCCTTAAAGAAGGCAGCGCCTTCATCCAGTTTGACCCAGCGGGTTGGGTCTTTGTGCAGCCAAGTTACCCCAGCGTTGGTCAAGTAAGTGCATGGTGGGTGGGCTATCATCAAATCCCAATCATGCCCATGCGCAAGCGCAAGAGCGTCGCCTTGGATATGCCAATGTGGATTACCGTCCGTCGGCAACAAGTCACACGACCAGGCGTCATGTCCTTTAGCCCGAAAAGCATCTCGGACTGTTGCGCTATATTCGCAAGCCACTAGAATTTTCATGCTGTTCTTTCCCTCTTTTTTGTCGGTGTCACGTTTGCTTTCCCTATAGCTGGCACAAATCATATAGTGTCGTCAACAAAAAAAAAGTTCTTGCATTCGATATTCAAACTGTGCCACCCAAGAAGGGCAATAGGAAAGTAAGGGAGATTATGGACAACAGCTTTACCGCGTGGCGACCTGAAGAGGACGCTAAACTTACCGGACTTTACGAGAATAACCTGACGCACGCGCAGATTGCGGAAGCGATTGGCCGTTCCGTTGATGCCGTTGATAGTCGGCGTAGGAAGCTGGGGCTGAAGCGGCAATTTATTTCGCAGAAGACGCCACCGCCAAGTGATTTAGAGGAGATGTTACAGACGATGAACGTGACCCAACTCGTCAAACATTACGAACGCGCTAGGTCTGTAATCAGTCGTTGGATAGATGAACTTCAACTCACCGAGATTGTTACAGGTGGTAGAAAGAAAGCTATCCCGCCGACGTTTACCAAGATGGCCCCGACCATGACCCGCGCAGAACTGATGCGTCTATACAATACTAACCGGCCAACGATTGTGGGTTGGCTTAGAGAGACAGGTCTTACTGCATTGTCTAGGGACGAATGGCGGGTGCAAAATGATAAGACCGCTGCGCTCAAGATCGGTGAAGATGGCACGGTTGCTAAGCGGGTGTTTAATGGTCGGGCTAAAATGGTTGCCGCTGAAGCTGCAAACTTTCTGCGCCGCACGCACCCGTCGGTTCATCGCGCAGATATTCGCATGTTCGAACAGTCGTCTCACACATGGGGCGACGTGAATAACATACCCCACAGGGGCATCAATCAGTATTATGTTTCAGGTAAAGGCGTGATGTGGCTCGATGACTTCATTGCTTATGCTGAGAAGAAGGGTTTCAAAATGAGGGAGTTAACTTAATGACACGGATTACAAAAACTGTTGAGGAAAAGCCACCTGTTGTGGATGAGAAGGAAGCCATCATCGCGTGGCTTCGCTCCGCCAAGATGAACATGTTTGAGCGCAGCACACGTTGGCTGGCGGATCGTATTGCAGAAGGGGAGCATTTGAAATGAAGAAGTTCATATCCAAGAGAATAAGGAAGCACTTTGAGTTTGGCTTTGGAAAATATAGGGCCTCAGAAAAGTTCGGCTTCTGTTATTCACGGGCAAAATACGTCAGCCCCGGTAGTCCGAGACCTCGTTGGCATTGGTCGGTTCAATTCGGGAACCGTTATATATGGTTTGTAAAGGGAGAAACGAAATGAAACAGGTATTAGCAGCACAACTGGCCGAGTGGATTGCCGACAACACACGCGGCTTGGCTAAACGGGACGGCAACAAAATTTATATCGAAGGCACGATTGATGCCTACGAACTTCTGCTATATGCACAGTCGCTTCTGGCGGAGAGAACTACAAGGCAAATCCAAGCGGACAACAAAGCGTCTTACACTGGCCGGTCTGTTGTCAACTTCAACAGCTACCTAGATGTCAACGCTGCGGTCGAGGGTGCTGACTTCGTAGGGGATTAGCCATGGACAAGATACGGTGGAAGGACGAAAAACAAACCGTTCAGCTGGTTCCAGTATTCATCATCGGTTTTGAAGAAGAGTTTGAACGCGGTGTAGTAATAACCACCGCTGCCTATAATATATTGAACGAAGCCGAGCCTGACTTCGCCGTCTACGCGATAGACGCAGCGATAGATATGCTGATGCAGAAGCGGGACCAAATTGAAAAGAGGGGGTTACACTGATGAAGTTTAAGACACTATACGAGATTGGGTTCACCGATCTGGTGTCCGTTATCCCACCGAACGCCGAGTTGTCGGCCATGTCTAAAATCCAAGCGGACCAAGCAGGCAAAGCGCCCGGTCGGTTGAACGCGCAAGGCACATGGGGCGGCTACGGCTGGCAGGACTACAGCCCGACAGCCAATGACGTTGAGCGGTGGGACCGCAGCCATGCTAATATCGGCTTGAAGGCCAGCAAGTATCCTGCGGTTGACATTGATGTTGTTAACGAGGGGCTGGCTAGGGTCATCGGTGATATGGCGGTGAAGGCATTGGGCAAAGCCCCGATGCGTATCGGTCGTTACCCCAAGCGACTGTTTATGTATCGCACCGACGATAAGATAGGCCGGATGCAAGTGCGGTTCCGTGATGGCCGTGGTGTCGAGCAGCTTGTAGAGTTTCTAGGGGACGGGCAGCAATACGTCATCGCTGGTATTCACCCTATCACTAAGGAACCTTACAGTCTCGATGTGGACTTGGAGCAACGTGGCCCTGCTGTGTTGAAGAAGGTCACGCGGGAAAAGATTGAACGGTTCTTCGCCGACCTGACAGAGACGTTGGAGATGATGGGCTGCGAGATTATCCACGCGGATAAGACAGCACAGAAGGCAGTCGAGCGGCAGTCCGTCGATCAAGCGTCGCTTACTGCGCCAAGTCTTACCCAAGTAGTAGCCGCAGTGGCCGCTATCCCAAACAAGACCGAGCATTTCCCTGACCGCGATGACTACATCCGCATGGGCTATGCTATAAAAGCGGCGTGTGGCCCAGACCATGAGCCAGATGCGTTCGAGATATTCGCATCGTGGGCCGAGCGTTGGGAAGACGGCGTTAACTCGCTCGATACTATCGAAGCAGACTTCGGTCGTATGCACCCGCCCTATGAGTTGGGTTGGGACTGGCTGGCGGGTAAGGCCGCGACCTTTGGCTACAAGCGCGAGGTCGATGAGTTCGAGGTGTCGGACTTTGACGATGAAGACTTCGGCATGGTGGCCTCGGCTGGCGAAACGCCGATTGAGTATAGCGACATTGCATTGGCGCAGCGCGTTGCTCGTCTACACGTTTCGGATATTCGATACGTTGTGGGCGGGCTGGGCTGGGTCGCATGGGATGGCAACAAGTGGGCGAAGGACGTGGCGAACAAGCACCTGTCCATCGTCCGCAAGGTTTGCGCGCACGCATCGGCTGAAGCCTTGGACAAGATCGAAAGCCCGCAAAAGGCGGAGCGTATCGCGCAGCGTGTGGCGTCATACAATGTGATTGCCAACGTAGCCAAGCTGGCTGCGGTAGAACCTACCTTACAGGCGACCACCGAACAGCTAGACGCGGACATCTATATCCTCAACACCCGGTCGGGCATGGTGGACCTGAAGACAGGCGTGTTGTTCGCGCATGACCGTTCGCGCATGTGCACCAAATGCACATCGGTTGAGGCGGACTTCAGCAAGCCAGCCCCGCAATGGCAAGCGTTTCTCAATGAGGCGTGCAACGGTGATGCTGAGATGATTTCCTACCTTCAAAGGTTGGCTGGGTATTCCGCGACGGGTAGCACCAAAGAGCATGTGCTTGCCTTCGCCCACGGGTCCGGCGGTAATGGCAAAGGGACGTTCCTTGGAGCCGTAGGTAATATCCTTGGCGATTATGCCACCGTGGCCAGTGCGGACGTGTTCCTCGCGTCGAACAATCAGCGTCACCCTACAGAGTTGGCATCGTTGATGGGCGCTCGGCTGGTTCACGCGCAGGAGATTGACCCATCGCGTAAGTGGGACGAAGCCAAAGTCAAGTCGCTGACTGGCGGGGACAAGATCAGTGCGCGGTTCATGCGTCAGGACTTGTTTGAGTTCGAGCCGCAGTTCACGTTGGTCATTGCAGGCAATACAAAGCCAGAGATTACTAATGTGGATGACGCCATGCGGCGTCGTATGCACCTCATACCTTTTGACACTAAGCCTGTCCGTAAGGACGTTGACTTGCCGGATAAGCTGAAAGAGGAATACCCCGCCATCTTGGCGTGGGTCATACAAGGGGCGAAGGCTTGGCTTGCTGAAGGTTTGAACCCACCAAAGGTAGTCATCCAAGCTACCGATGAGTATCTCGCAGGAGAAGACGCATTGGCCCGCTGGATTACTGAGCGTTGCGTGGCTGGGGCTAATAACGAGATGACCACAGGTGAGGCGTTCAATGACTTCCGCGACTGGTGCAAGGATAACAACGAAGCCAAGGGCCGTGACTGGTCGCAGCGTAAGTTCAATGGTGAGATGAAGACGCATGGCTATGATGCCACAAGGGACCGGGCGACACGAACGAAGCGTGTGTTCCGTGGTCTTGAACTTCTCATAGGCGATGCAGACCACATGATAATAAATGCCATGATTGATGACAGCGCAGACGATTTCTTCGGCGTTCAGATTAACTTCAAAGCAAGTGAGGAGTGAGGGTAATGTATGGAAATGATTTTATGAGATACAAAGACATCAGGGATGCGCTCAATGCCGAGGTCGTTGATATGGTCAATGATCCATCGCACTATAAGTCTGGTGGCATCGAGGCTATCGAAGGGATCGAAGCGTCGATGGGTCCAGAGGCATATGCTGGCTACCTCAAGGGCAATGTCATGAAGTATCTCTGGCGGTATGAGAAGAAGTCGAAGCCGGTTGAGGACTTGAAGAAGGCCCGATGGTATCTCGACCGACTGATACAAAAAGTTGAGGGGGCATAGCGCCCCCTCTTTTTTATTCGGCTTGCTTGCTCAAACGAGACTGCACGCTGTCGGTTAGTAGGTCGAGTTGCAGATAGTCGAGGTCGCCGCCGGTCTGCTGGTCGCAGAGATCGCGCAGCAAATCCCAATCCATGGCTTGATTGTCGCGCAGGGTGTCCGCAATTCGGTCTGCATTTTTGGCTATGCTAATCATGGCTCTTCCCCTTTGACCGGCTCAACCTTCACCACCCACTCGTGGTTTGAATGGGCCATGGCGAAGGCCGCTTCGTATGTGTCGTAAAGCGTGGCCTTGATGTAGTCTTCCGACATATATTTATCGTAGCCGTGTATCTGATATTTTGTTGTCATCTCATCTTCCTTTTTAAGAACGGTCGGAGGGTTGGCCCTCTCGATCCGCGTTTGCATTATGGAACAGTGTTCCGGTCTTGTCAAGTGCTAATATTAGGGCCGATGTGGACCTATCATGGCTTGAGCCAAATCCGTGCACGGTTTGAGAGGGTCCGTGCATGGTTGGTGCACGGTTTAGGGCCAGATAAAATGGCTGAAATCTAAGGATGTGCCAGAAGTGCACGGTTTAAAAAAGTTAATCCGCCCTAATAAAAGTAACAGTGTTGAAGTGGTATATTACACTGTTACTTATTTATGGGGACTAATGCGCCGACAAACCGTGCACTCCGTGCACATTGGCGGAAATGCGTGGGTAAACCCGGCCCTAAACCCGGCCCGAACCGTGCACGGAGATATGCAAACCGTGCACGGATGGCAGTTTTCCGTTAATCGTCGTCAAAAACACCCGGCAAGTCGTCCGCATCGAGGTTATGAGAGCCGACTTGCTTGGGTGGTGTGATGTCGATGATGGTGTCGTCCTCGATGTCGTCATGAGGATTTGATGACGCCAAGTTTAGCTGCTTCAGTGCATCAAGATGAAGTTGGTTTACGTTCACTTGGATTGCTGTGGTCGGCTTGGCTTGGAACTTATCCGGAGCAGTCACCCCAGCCAGCCATTTGCGCGTTTCAATCTTGAGCCTGTCGGCATTGGCCGATGTGTTGTCCGAGGCGTCGGCAATGTCCAGACATTCATCTGCCCATTGATCCGCCGCGATTGCCCTAGCCTGCTTGAACCGCTCTTCCCGGTCGAGGTCTTTGCGTATCCAATTATAGAGCGACAGGTTGCTGATGTTCAGTTCACGGGCGAGACCAGCCATTGTCAGGCCGGATGCAATCTTCTCCAGCAAAACACTCTCGCCAACCTTGTCCAAGTTCGACGCAATCGTGCGCCGTTTAATATGTCCAGCCATGCCTTATCCTTTTAACAGTGTTAGAAGCCCATATAAAGCCCATAGAGAGGCATACATGGCAATTGCTAGGTTACGGTCCCGATTATAGCTAGGCACGCTCCAGACCCCTTAGAAACGTCTCTAAGAGGATAGAGACAGGAGCCGGGATAGCTCGGCCACCTTGTTCGTAATATCGGATAGCCCGTTCGGACAGTCCAATCTTCTGGGCAAGCTGGCCCTGCGTCAGCTTCAGCGTCTCGCGTGTTGCTTTAAATTCATCACTTGTCATTTGCTTTGATCCTGTTCCCTATAACCTTTACGGAATTGCTCTACGGTTAGGGCGGTATAGTCAACGCCAGCGCACCATGCGTCCCGTGCGTATTGACGGGACATTTCCATATATGCGTCCCAATCTTTGCGAGGAATAAACTCATCGGTGACTGGGATTTTGCCGATAGCGGTATTAACAATCTTTATCTTTTGGGGGCCTTCACCATCACTTGTCATTCCAGCATGTCCTTTTCTGCATCCTCGATTAATTCAATCGGTGGCCAGCGCAGATAGGACACATGGTCTTTGCCTATCACGCCAAGAAACTCCAGATACTCCATCAATCGGTAGGCCAAGGTTTCCCCGGCCCGTTCGATGTATCGTTCGGGCAGTGCCAATTCGTCATCTTCATCATCATAGTCGGTCATAGCATCCGCCCAATCTCAATGCCCTTGCGGATGCCCTGCTCAACGAGCCGCATCCAGATAGTGTGGTCCCAGCCACCAGAACGATATAGCTGGCTGTCGCTGTTGTCCTGCTTGTCGGATTGCGCGGCACAGATAACCCGTGCGGCGTGTGTGATTAACATATCGTCTTCATTGGTCATTTGCTTAGTTCCTTTTCACGTTCTGCGCGGCGTTCCGCGAATGTCTTACCATCGAGGCCGCGCAGCGGCCACGCACTGTCGGATGATACACGGTGGCTCCGGCCTAATGGCGCGGCTTGTTGTGGTTTAATCATGGTTTAGTTCTCTCCTTTGTCGTTACGGATAGCGAATGTGAAACCAGCCAACGTGCAGGCTATCCATAGGAATGCGAATGCGTTGAATGGTATGTATTGTGATAAATCAAAAGTCATTTCGTTAGTCCCTCTTTTGTTGAGGCGTTACCAATAGGAACAGCGTTCCAACCAGTCAAGCACAAATCGTAATCAGGATAGATATAATTTACATCACATCGCAATGTGATTGCGTTGCCTATATAAATTCTAGCGCAGGAACGGTGTGCCGTTTCAACAAGGGAAGCGGGCAGCGCCGCGCTTCGCTTTTCGTGCGCCTCCGACCCCATTTGGTCCAGCACTAATACACTGTTACAGCGTAAAATCCGCAGAAATGCGTGGTTTTTTGGGTATGAGGCGCAAAGTGACCTTCGGTTTGACCCCCCCCGGCCCCCGCCACGCGCGGGGGGTATGTGTGTACAACCTAACAGACATCAAGATGTGGCCCCCACCCCCCTACACCCTCGTATTTAACATAATCCCTTCCAAAAAATTCCTAACTTTTTACTTGCCAAGATGTAACAGTAGAGTGTAACAGCGATGAACAATCAAAAAGAGGAGAAATACAATGGCTGTTTATGGATATACTCGCGTCTCGACTGAAGACCAGATCGAGAACACATCACTCGATGACCAAGCCCGCCAAATACAAGGCATCGCGCTCACGCATAATTTGGAACTGGAGCATATATACGAAGAGCGCGGCGTCTCTGGCGGTGTCCCGCTGCTCCGCCGAGAAGAAGGTTGCAAGCTGGCGTTCCTTCGGCCCGGCGATACGGTTATCGTATCGAAGCTAGACCGTATGTTCCGTGACGCACGGGACGCACTAAACGTGATTGCCGACTGGGAGACGGCGAACATCAATCTGATCATCAATGGCTATGGTAATGTCATGGACAAAGCCAACCCGAACGGACGCTTCATGCTAGAAATCATGGCCGTCTTCTCAGGCGAAGAGCGCCGCCGTATTAGAGAACGTGTCACCGCCGGTAAAAGAGCAAAGCGGTCACAGGGTGGATATGTCGGTGGCAAAGTACCATTTGGGTATAAGAAGTCAGGCACAGGCCGCAAGGCCAAGCTGCATCCAGAACCAAACGCGCAGGACGCAATGATTACAATGAAAGCCGCACGCGTTAAAGGCCATAGCTACCGCGATATTGCTATTATCGTAGCAAAGCGTCATGGTATATCAGTCAGCCATCAAACAATCGCACGCGTAATCCGGGGAGATAAGAATGACGAAATCTGAGCCGAACTTCTTTTTGGAGTTCCTGAAGAAATACCGCGATGATCCCGTAGGGTTCGTGCGGGATATTCTGAGAACTAAGCCAGACCCTTGGCAAGTCGAGTTTCTGAAAGCGATTAGCGCCGGGAACCGTCGTATCTCCGTCCGCTCAGGCCACGGTGTGGGTAAATCTACAGCCGCAAGCTGGGCCATGCTTCATTACTTCCTGACGCGGTATCCCGTGAAGGTTGTTGTGACTGCGCCGACATCCGCACAGTTGTTCGATGCGATGTTCGCGGAACTGAAGCGATGGGTGAATGAACTACCTGAAGTGCTGAAGGTTCTGATCGAAGTCAAGGCCGACCGTATCGAACTGAAGGCCGCAGCCAGTGAAGCCTTTATCTCCGCCCGAACGAGCCGAGCAGAAACGCCAGAAGCCTTGCAAGGTATCCACGCCGATAACGTGCTGCTCGTCGCCGATGAGGCGTCGGGTATACCTGAAAGTGTGTATGAAGCTGCGTCCGGTTCTATGTCCGGCCATAATGCGACAACGCTTCTTCTGGGAAACCCTACGCGAAACAGCGGATTGTTCTATGATACGCACAACCGTCTGAAGGGTGAATGGAAAACCTTCCACGTTAGCTGCCTCGACAGCCCACGCGTGTCCGATGCGTTTGTCCGAGAGATGCAGTTGCGATACGGTGACGACAGCCCAGCGTATCACGTCCGTGTTCTTGGTAACTTCCCACCGCGTGAAGAAGATACCGTTATCCCTGTCGAGTTGATTGACGGGGCCATGAACCGCGAGATCAAGATTGCCAAGAACACCAAGAGCGTATGGGGCTTAGACGTTGCGCGTATGGGTTCCGATGCCAGCGCACTCGCCAAGCGGCGCGGCCCAGTTGTTGAAGAGATACAGACTTGGAAAGGTCTGGACCTGATGCAGCTAACAGGTGCAGTCGTTGCCGAGTATGAGGCGCTGACGCCATCGGAGCAGCCAGTCGAGATACTGGTCGATAGCATCGGGCTTGGAGCGGGTGTCCTTGACCGTCTGCGCGAACTGGGTCTACCAGCGCGTGGCATTAACGTAGCCGAAAGCCCCGCGATGAAAGGGACTTACGCCAACCTACGCGCCGAATTGTGGTTCAAGTGTAAAGGATGGCTGGCGAACCGCGATGTTAAGATACCGAAGGATGAGCAGTTGTTCGCCGAGTTGGCGTCACCGCGTTACACGTTTACATCGTCGGGCAAGATGCAGATCGAGAGCAAGGAAAGCATGAAGAAGCGTGGGCTTCCATCGCCAGATAAGGCGGATGCTTTATGCTTGTGCCTTGCCACCGATATATCGACTATCATGCACGGCTACTCAATGGCCAACAAGTCCGGAGCCTTGCGTAGGAATATACGGGGCATTGTTTGACATAAACTAACGATGTGATATATTTGTTTTGCCCGGCAGGTTTTTCTCTCTCCCTCTCCTGTCGGGCAACATAGGCAGCTAGGGGTGTGCGCGGTTTATCCGGTAATAGCGATGGAACGATAGGATGCTGCCCCGTTTGTTCATCCCGCCGCCACCCCCTTTTTTGCTTTTCTTGAAATGTTATGCTATAGTTATCCATAGGGGTCGGACCTATGCGTACAAAGACTTGTCCAAAATGTGGCGAAGAGAAGGCTATAGATGACTTCTACTTCCAGAGACGCACCTGTAAGCCGTGCGTGCGCGAACACCAACAACGCTTTAGAGACGCTGACCCAGACTATAACCGCAATCGTAACCTTCAACGCCGGTACGGTATTGACGTCGAGGAATATCGTAACCTAATCGCTGACCATAATTTTGCTTGCGGTATTTGTAAGGTAGAAATACCTGAGACAATAGCGTATAAGGGTAAGAGATCAGGTGTCGTAGACCATAACCATGAGACTGGGGACATACGCGGCATACTTTGTCAGAAGTGTAATTTAGTTCTTGGCCACGCTAGAGAAAATACAGATATTCTTTACCGGGCCATTGTGTACTTGAGTGAGCGCGGCGCGTATACGCCGAAGAGACAGGTTTAGTTGCATGGTTGCGAAGCGTTTTCAAAATCCAAAGGGTGGCCTCAATGAAGCGGGCCGTAGCCACTTCAAGAAGACTGAAGGGGCCAACTTGAAAGCACCTGTCAAATCAGGTGACAATCCACGGAGAGCATCATTCTTAGCGCGCATGGGGAACACACCGGGGCCAGAGCGTAATGCGAAAGGCGAACCAACCCGCCTGCTCCTATCGCTGCAAGCGTGGGGTGCGTCATCTAAAGCAGACGCGAAGTCGAAAGCCAAAGCCATATCAACCCGAAACAAGGGGAAGTCAAAATGAAGATGGGTCTATACAGCAACATCGCAGCCAAGAAGGACCGGATCAAAGCTGGTTCTGGTGAAAAGATGCGTAAGCCGGGAACCAAAGGCGCTCCTACTGCGGCTGCGTTTAAGGCTGCGGCCAAGACCGCAAAGCCGATGAAAGCTAAAAAGAAGTGAAGGGTGTAAAGCACTACCTACCAAATGGCACGGAGTGGAAAGGCGCTACCCATAAAATGGGTGCGGCTTTGTATTCTGGTAAAGAGCATGGCAGTACTTCTAAAAAACTTGTACACGCCAAAGACGTCAAGACTAAAAAGAAGTAAGGCTAGAACATGGCATATCGCAATAACCGTAAGCCGACCAAGGCTACTATGGCTAAGAACAACCGTATGTATCAAGATACGGGGGTTCCTAACACCAACTCTGAAAACGGCGACAGCGAAGACATGTACAATGAAACTTCAATGGAACTTGCCGACGGTACGGAAGTTACTATTGAAGAGCCTGAAATGGAAGACGAACAGGTAGAAGACCCTGTATCCGAAGAAGAACTTCAGAACATTATCACCGCTGAGATTGACGACGCGCAAGATTACATCGACGATGTTATCTCGCCGGAGCGTGCGCTTGCTGGCCAATACTATAAGGGCGAACCTTTCGGCAACGAAGAGGAAGGCCGGTCGCAGGCGATGTCTATGGATGTACGGGATACTGTACAGGCCATGATGCCGTCGATTATGAAAGTATTCTTCGCGGCGAACAACGTCGTCGAGTTTGCGCCGAACGGCCCTGAAGATATTGAAAGCGCGCAGCAAGCAACGGATTATGTTAACTACTGCCTGACACGCGACAACAACCTATTTAGCGAATGCTATTCCACATTCAAGGACGCACTGATCCGTAAGAACGGTATCATGAAAGTCTGGTGGAATACTGAGAAAGATGTCACGACCCATTACTTTACGGGTCTGGACGAGGCTACCTTCTCGGTTCTTCAGGCCGATGAAAACATCGAAGTTAAGGACGTAGAGATTACCTACGGCCCAGTGCCGATGGTTCCGCCTGAAATGATGGGTATGCCGGCCCCGCCCCCACCCGCGACATACGACTGCACGGTTGTTCGTACAGTTGAGAAGGGCCGTCTGTGCGTTCAGTCCGTACCGCCAGAAGAGTTTCTGATTGACCGCCGTGCGCGTTCCATTGAGACAGCCGAATTTGTAGCCCACCGTCGTTACGTTACCGTGTCCGATCTTGTGAAGATGGGCTACGATTTCGATGAGGTCCAAGACCTTGGCTACGAAACGCTTGATGACTTTGAAGGCAACCAAGAAGCCTTCGACCGTAACCCACAAGCGTTCGTTCAGATTACTGGCCGCACAGATACGACATCGCGCAAAGTCCTATACATCGAGGGCTATGTGTATGTTGACATGGACGGCGACGGGATTGCGGAACTTTGCCGCGTCTGCGTTGCTGGCTCGGCTAACAAGATACTGCACTACGAACCCTGCGACTTTATTCCGTTCGTAGACTTCTGCCCTGATCCAGAGCCGCACACATTCTTCGGTATGTCGATTGCCGACGTGACGATGGACATTCAGCTTATCAAGTCGAATATCCTGCGTAACACGCTGGACAGCTTGGCTCAGTCAATCCACCCACGCACGGGTGTTGTTGAAGGCCAAGTCAACCTTGAAGACGTAATGAACACCGAAGTTGGTGGCATCATCCGTATGCGCGCACCAGGTATGGTGCAGCCGTTCACTATGCCGTTCGTCGGACAGCAAGCCTTCCCGATGTTGCAATACATGGATGAACTGCGCGAGAACCGCACAGGTATTTCCAAGGCCGCATCTGGCCTCGATGCAAACGCGCTTCAGTCTTCGACCCGCGCTGCTGTTGCGGCCACGATTACCGCAGCGGCGCAACACATCGAACTGATTTGCCGTATCTTCGCTGAGACAGGCATGAAGGGCCTGTTCCGCAAGTCAATGCAGCTTATCACCAAGAACCAAGACGCGCCGCGCATGGTGCGTCTGCGCAACACGTTCGTTCCGATTGACCCACGGGTATGGGACGCGAACATGGATGTTGTCGTCAACGTCGCTATTGGCACGGGCAGCAACGAAGAGAAGATGGCGTTCTTAGGTCAAGTCGCAGCCAAGCAAGAGATGTTGATGCAGACCGGCGCGCCGTTGGTTGACATGCAAGGCTACTACAATACGCTGGCGCAGATGATGGCGCTGGCTGGATACAAAGACCCAACTGTATTCTTCAAAGACCCAGCCATGATGCCGCCCCCGCCACCGCCTGCACCACCGCAGCCGACACCGGAAGAGATGCTGTCTCAGGTTCAGATGGAAGCAATCCGTGCGGACATCCAGAAGAAGGCAGCGGAACTTGAGTTGCAGCGCGAAGAGATGCTGCGCAAGGACGACCGTGAGCGCGACAAACTTGACGCCGACCTAATGATTAAGGCGGCTGAACTTGAAGCTAAGTACGGCGCTCCGGTCAACACGGCTGGCATTGAAGCGATGATGCTGCGTGACCGTGAGTTAGTTCGTCAACAAAACGAAATGGATCGTGCGGCGACGCAAGCTGCGCAGGCTGTACAGAACGCGCAGATGGCACAGGCAGTTCAGCAAGCGCAGATGCCAACTGAAATGCAGACGCCCGTTGAACTCCCACCAGAAGGGATGATGTAATGCCCTTTGGTGATACACCCGGACTTAACGCTGGTTTCGGACGTCCAGATTTCATGATGCCAGTAGGCGAACTGATTACGTCTGCTCTATCTAACAAAGGAAACGCGACTGGCTTTGGTCAGGATAACACTTTCCGCGTCCGTGACGAACAAGAAATACGCATGGTAGACAACAAGGGCAAAGTGCTGTTTAGTGGCTTTGGCCCTGAAGCGGCCCGGCAAGCGGTCGCCCTAGGACAATCTATAACAGACGAAAAAGGTAACAAGGCTGGCTGGATGATCCAGACTGGCGACCGTTACCTTAACACCGACGGCAGTGTGGGCGGCACGCGCTGGAACGATGTTGCCCGCGAGAAAGTTAACGAGAACGTTCTCGGCAAGATTGCGGATGTGGCGTTGCCGATTGCCGCCAGCTTTATCCCCGGCGTTGGCCCAATTCTTGGCGCGGCTTTGGGTTCTGCGGCGTCAAGCGTTGCCCAAGGGCGCAGTCTAGAAAACACATTGCTCCGAGCCGGATTATCCGCTGCCAGTGCCGGTGCGGTAGGGGCTACTGGGGCTGATAAAGCACTTGGCGGCGTGTTGGGAGAAATCGGGGGTACAGTCGCGGGCAAGACTGCGGAAGAATTAGCAAAGCAAGCCACAGGCGACATCGTAGTCACTGGCCTTTCACAGGCGTTGCAAGGCGCAGGCGGCGCGCTCGGCCAAGCGGCTCTATCGGAAGCAGCCAACGCAGCTTCGCGTGCACTAAGCGGCTACCAGACACCCGCCGAGCAGTTTGCGCAACAGCCGTTACCGGAAGCGTTGCTACCGCCAGTTGATATGTACGCCGGTATAGAACCTATCATTGTCAGCGGCAACAGGGCCATATCTGGGTCTGGCTTACCGTTCGGAGCGGCGTTCTCTGTCCCTGTCAACGAGATGCTTTCGGGCGAATTGGCTGCAAACCAACCCAAAACGGCGGAAGATATCGAGGCCGAGCGGAACCCGATAGTTGTCGAGGCCAACGTGCCTACGGTAACGCCAGACCCCGGTCTAGGCTCCGCCCTTGCAGGTCTACCTGCGGTGCTCGGAACTCTCCCAATGGACGCTGCCCTTGCGGCGGAAGCACCGCCTTCTGGTAAAGATGGCGTTCTCGGCACTGGCCTGACCATACCGCAACTCCTATCCATTGGTGGTGTCGGGGCTGATCTTCTGCAAAGCCTTTTGGCTGGCGGTGGCGGCACAGGTACGGCAACGCCGTATGTCTCCCCATTTGGCACGGGCGCAGGCTTTGCCCCCCGCCAAGATATGCGCGTCAATCCGAACATCTCGGATTATGAGCGGTATGGTTTTGGCCCAGAAGCTATGTTCTTTCAGCCGCAGTATAGTGGCCTTCTTCCGGCAAACGCCCCTGCGCCACAAGCGCAGCCCGCGATGACCATCAACCCCGCTTTGATGCCGTTGATCTAATGGACCCTATATCAAAAGCTAACCACGCAAAGCGTCTTCTTGATGATGAACTTCTCAAGGAAGCGTTTGCCCAAGTGGAAAAAGATATTTTTGAAGAGTGGCGCATGTCGGGTTACGCCGACGACGACGCCCGCTCCAACATGTTTCACACGCTCAAAGGACTTGAGCGGTTGAAAGCCCGCCTACAGGCAATCCTTGACGACGGCTTAGTCGCCAAATCGAGGAGTTAACATTTAACAAAAAAGGTGCTATATGACGG